CACGACTATCTTTACATACTTGTCCATAAACATCGAAGTATCAACCCCGTCCGGATCGTATGCAGAGTCGTCGTATTCGTACCTAGCAAACATGGTGTATGGGTTACGTATAAACTCCAGATCATGGCTCGCTAAGTCAAATAGATGAAAGCCTCGCGGGTCGTCATAGTCTTGCCATGTAAGTTCGTATGGGTTTCCTAGGTAATGGATCTTGCCCTTCGACGACTTGTGATGGTAGTGACCCGAGAACGTACGATCAAACTTCGAGAAGATGTTTGGGTCTAAACCTTCATGAGACTCTGCCCCTCGATACATGGCAAACCCTGAGATCTCAAAGTGTCCCATACATACATCTGCCTTAGTCTCTGCCATCTCTCTCATGCAGTCGTCGTGGTTATCTGCACAGATCCATGGAACCATGCAGATGTAGTACCCACCTTCTGTGACTGTACGTGGCTGGTCTATGATCGTCACGATGCTGTATTCAGCAAGCAACAAGTCAGGAGAGTTGACGTCGTTGGTGTTACGGTAGTAAGTATCATGGTTACCAGCCAACATGACAACCTTGATCCCCTTCTCTTCAAGTACGTCAAAGAACATCATCTTCGCTCGTGATAACGTATTGAAGTTTACATACTTACGACGATCGAACGTGTCTCCTAGTATGTAGAGGGTCTTGATACCTTCTTTCTCTAGGACTGGAAAGAAGATGTTAGAGTAGAAATTTTCATAGAAGTCCAAACACTGTGTGCTGTCTCCTCTTGCTCCAAAATGCTGGTCAGTGATCACTGCGATCTTCATACACGTATCCATATTGTTTGTACAACCATCTGATAAACTCTTCAATCTCGAGGTAAGATTCTGGGTTCTTCTCCCCGTAGATCTTCGAAGCCATCTTCAATCGATCCAATATCTTCTTGTCGATCATAGTTTTCGTCCTCAATAAAACTCTCAAGGGATTGCTCTACCCTGACTTCTTCTTTCTTCTCCTTCTTTCGCATGAAAGAGTCATCAAAGTTAGAGTGCATCTGGATGAAGCTCATGTATGCGTTAGCAAACTCTGAGTCGTCTTCATCTTGGCCTTGGACTTCAAACGACTCGAAAGGCATCTCACGGATGAGCTTACCTTTTATATATGACTGTTTCTTCTCTTTCTGTATACGGCGGAGGAATGCGTAGTATATGACTTGGGTGAAGTACGAAAAGGGGTTTGACGACTTGTTTGGGTCAAAGCTATCGATACACATGATGCAGTTCTCGATACCATCCGAGATCATGTCATCTCTGTATGAATAGTTGATGAAGTTTGGCTTATGAGATAGCTTTGTTGCTATCATCAATATGCACTTCCCGAGATACTCGGGTATCTGAGGCTTAACGTCGCTGTTTGTCTTCGCCTCTCGAAGCTTAGTCTTATATTGCTTTATCGCTTCTAACATCTCCAAGTTGTTTACATAATGAGCCATCAATGCAACCTTTTCTTTATGTCTTTCATGAACTGTGCGAAAGCCTCATCATCCGTTTCTTGGATGCTGTCGATATCTGGCTTATGCTCCTCCTGACCTACGTCAACGTTTGACGTCTTCACGTTTACACGTGTGACCTCTATATTATACATGTCTTCAGCAATTTTTTTATAGAACTCTGCAATCTTTGGAAAGACTTCTTTGTAGAAGACGACATGCATATGCTTAAACTCATAGTATTGTTCAGAGCTGAACTGACAATACATACTTACGACAGGGCTCTCGATGATGTCACCATCATTGCTCATCGATGGTACCAACCGTATGTTGATAGGTTTGCTTACGCAGAGGTTCTTCTCGTCCTCATACTCAAAGTCTCCCATCACTAGGTCGCCGTTGGTTAACTTAAGCACTAGTGTTTTCAAGGTCTATCTCCAAAAGTTTATACTTGAACTGTTCTTCAGAGTATGTCTTCAGACGTTCTATGAGGTGGTTCATCGTGTGGTTCTTCCTTGATTTCCATGACATGTCATCTGAGATATCGAAAAGTGTGCAATGTGTCTTACCGTTCTTAAGTCTCAGCCCTCGACCGATGGATTGAAGGTTGCGTATCTTTGACTTGGAAGGAGATGCAAATATGATGTTCTCGATCGAAGGTATGTTAACTCCAGTTGAGAACACACCGTATGAAGCTATGATGATGACGTCATCGTTTACGTCCGCGATCTTGCGTGCCTCTTCCCTATCTTCTACATCGGTCCCTCCATATATGAAGTGAACCTTACGTGTGTCTCCAACCTTAGACTTGATCATGTCATGCAGTATCTTACCATGCTTATCAACGTACTGAAATAACAACAAGGTGTTACCTTCACAGCTGATCGCAAGGTTTCTAAGGAACTTATTCCTCTGCTTATGCTGTACTATAAAGTTCATCTCATCTTGGTATTTGGCTTTGCTCATCAACGACCTTGTCTCTTGGTCATACTTGAGCATCAGACACTTTATACGAAGGTTAGCTACTTGGTTGTTTTCCATCAGTTCCTTGGTAGTGATCACCTTATGGACAGGACCAAATACACCTTCTAACACAAGTTTATGTGCATTCTTACTATCTATCGTTCCGGTCGTCCCTATGCGGTAACGCGCAGTAGTCATACCATCCATGACATGTGTTAGGGACTTTGCTTTGAATAGGTGTGCTTCGTCTCCAAACACTACATCGAACTGTTTGAACCATGCAGCTGGTTGCTTGAATATCGATTGCCACGTTGTGATGAGCACTTCAGAAGATACATCCTTAGTGAACCCGCTGTATAACTTTTGGCATCGTTTACCTACTTCCCATCCGTTTCCACTAGAGTAGTCTTGGAAGTCTGTGTACATCTGCTCAACCAAGCTTGTTGTTGGGACGATGATGACACATCTTCTGCCATGCTCTAGATGGTATCGCATCAAGCTATATATGATGAGTGATTTACCTGAAGCTGTCGGGGAGAGTAACAAGGTCCTCTCTTCCTTTATCGAATGGTATATGGCTTCTAGCTGGTAATCTCGTACTTGTAGTGGTGTACCACGTGTGCACAAGTTCAACCAAGATACGAACTCATGCACCTTGGATGGTGCTATATCTGTCTTCGTGACGACGACACCATCATCCTTGTACTGGTAACCGTTACGCTCACAGAACCTAATGACGTAATCGTATAGTCCCTTTGCAAGGGTCTTACGATGTATATCATATAATCGTATCTTACCGTCCCATATCTTAGCTTTGAATAGCGGAGTATGTTTGGCACCAGGTACATCGAACGTGAAGAAGTCTCTCAGCTCTTGTTCGACTCCGTCGTCAGAGATGACACGTATGGTTGACTCATTCAGTTTTGATATCGTTATCATTGGCCTGCTATGAACTTCTTCCATTCCACTGTGTTACGGATCTGCCAATCCCTTGCTTTGACTTGTGTCATGATCGACTCGACCGCTTGTATCATGTTCTCCAGGTATTGGCACTTGATCGTGATCTTGTTTAGGTCGGCGTCGCCTTCTAAGAACTCGTTCATCTCGTTCTTTAATGGCTTAACGCCTTGCCATTGAGGCCAACCATATCCCTGTAGCTCTTCGCGGCCGATCTCTCCACGATAGTAACGAAACTTTCTTTGACGCATGGTATTGTATTCAGACTTGAGCGCTGACAGCTTCATCTTGTATCCCATGAGGATACGCAAGTACTTAGCATGGATGTTGGGGGTTCTAACAGACTCGCGGTCAAGGTGGTTGTCATCGATCGCACTATCGATTTCCCATTGATCGATAAGTTCCTCAAGAGTCATACATCACTCCATCAAATATGATTATTATATCAAGATGTCAAATTTTAAGTTTGGAACGTATCGCGAATACTTCTTTTGTCTTTATTCTGTATAATGTATCTCTGCATCTCAATAATATCTTAAACAAACTTATATAAGGTATAGCTAAAGGAAGCAGAACCTATAAGGTACTGTACATCATCAACGTTTGAAGTGAACATCAGGGATTCTAAAGATACAGGGATACATCCTTCAAACTTAACGTTAGCGATCGCATTGTTGTTATTATCAAGTATCGTCAGCATCGCGTCGCTACTCATCTTGTTAAGTTCAGAGCCAGATACCAAAGAGTTATTTGTAAAGTTGATGTAGTCTTGGTTATCTTCGGCGAACGTCATGCTTCTAAGCCAGTTGAAGATAGCTTTGAAGTTCGTCATCTTCGCGTCGATGATGAACTGTACCGTGAGAGGAGAGTAGTCCAACGTTTCTCCAGGCAGAGAGACACGAGCCATAGGAGTCGCGACCTCTACAGCTGTAGTTGATACCGCTGGAAGGTTTACCTCTTGACAGAAGTACGAAAGTTCGGGTAACCTCTCTATCGAGAACATGTATCCGACTGGGGATAACGGGTTTACGTTTTCAGGTATGGGACAGTTGATCGTGCGTGCCATGGTTAGTCCTTATGATATGGTATATTTATACGCATAAAAAAGGGGAGCCGAAGCTCCCCTAAGTCCCATCTACGTGGGCTCGATCGATTACATCAGGTTGGTGACTGTAACCTTACGATAGTAGACGTTCTGACCAGCTGACAGGCTAGTGAATGGGTTTGATACCATTCCGTAACGTGTCTTGAAGCCGATCTTTGGCTGGAAAGTTGCTGGATCAACAGCACGTACTTTCTCTAGCGGAACGTATGGGCAGTAGAACATACCTGCGTCCATCGCTGAGGCTCCCTTGTAACCAACAAGGAAGAACTGGTCAGCAGCGGTGGTAGCGAAGTATGGATCAACATACACACGATACTTACCGTTCAACACACCTGCGAAGGTTGTGCTTGACTCATCAACATTCAGACCGGTGCTGAGTGCTGGGGTGTAGTCAAGAACGCCAGCCATCGCAAGGGCAGAAGCGACGTCTGAAGAGGTGATGATGAAGTTACCACGACCACGACGGGTTTCTTTGGCGATAACGTTAGCTTCGCGCTCGATCTGGAACATCAGACCTTTGAACTTCTCAACAGACCAACGACCGTTGGCGTCAACGTCAAGGTTGAAGGTGCCAGCAGCTGCAGTACCGTGCTGAGCACCAGCTTTAGCAGCTGAGTACATCGTACGGATAACTTCGCGGTTGATCTCTTGGGTGATCTCGGTCGAAAGGATGTTGCTTAGTTCGCCTTCAGCGTCAAGACCGTGAACTGCTTTAA